CCGTCGATGAGGACATCATACAGGTTCTTATCTTTCAAGGCGTGCAATTCATCAATCAATGCTCCATGCACGTTGAGACCGTCCAATTTATCACTGTCAGAGCCCAAAGGCTCAAACGTGCCCTCATTGAAGCGTGACCGGATGACGGATACACGCAGGTCCAGCTTCTTATTTAATGCCGGCGACTTCTTGATCATTGAGCAGGCTTCACGCCAAATGATTTTTGCCTGGTCCTTTTTGGTGGCAGCGGAATAGATTTCCGGACCAGCTTCTCCGTCCGCCACCAGTAAAAACAGCCCTAAGCAGGAAGCAAACGTTGATTTGCCGTTTTTGCGGGCGACGATAAGAATCAGCTGCCGGTATTCTCGGAGACCAGTATCTTTATCCACGAATCCAAAGAGCGCTGCCGTGATGGCCTTTTGCCACAGCTCCAAGATGACTGGTTTGCCGCCCCATTTGCCCTTCGAATGTTTACAGAAGGTCTGAATGAAGTCAATGGCATACTGCGCTTTAGAGTCGTCGTAGATATACTGCGCATTTTTATCATTGATTTTTTCAGTCAGATGCTTGAATACCCGCCGTACCTTATCAGATACCACTATCTGACCGGATTTTATGCCGCCATAGTATTTTTCAATGTAATTCAAGGCCTGTTTTTGATGAATTCCGTCAGCGTGTCCTCTGCATCAGGGGCCGCTGTGGCCGGAAGACATTGCACCAAGGTACGGATGGCGCTCACGTAGTTCTTGAACGTGGTGGAGTAGGCCTTCGAGACCGTTGACTCCTTGGTTCCGAACTGATTTTCACCGTTCTTGTATTCTTCAACGAATCCCACCACTTCCAATTGTTCCATGAGCTTTTGCAGCTGGTATTCCAGACGTGCCACCTGCCCGATCAGCGGGCTCACGACCGTCTGTTTTTCTTCATCGGCGACTTTCAGTGCTTCCTGCAATGCTTTCACTCTTCTTTTTATGGCTGTTTCCGGTTTAATCTGTCTCACTCCATCACCTCCTCGCTCCTTTACTTTGATTCTCGTTTATTGCCATTGATTTTGATACTACACCCCCTTGGAGGATGCCGTTTGTATTACAGAAAGGCCTGCCCCCGGCGGCATTTTTCAGGTTAACCAAAATTCTGACCGGGGGCTTAGCGGCTATGGTCCACGATGCCAAT